CCAAAAGCGGACAGGCAACTGCAGTTGTGAAAGTACAGAATGATACAGTTGTTGTTTACGCAATATGCGATTCCCTGCAACGGATGTGTGAATATTATGAGATGAAGGCAACCTCAGCTGAAGAAGCATACAATAATTTACAGCTTCAGATACAACAGGAAAATGAGAAGAAGGTTAACCCAGTGAAGATTGCTCTCATATCATTTTGGATAGGCTTTATAGCCTGCCTGGTATTATTGATAATTATAAAACTAAGATTAAGATGAGTTATATAAATGGTAGTGACCTATTGTGTAGTGCAGATGGCAAGGCCATTGGACACGCTACAACCCATGAAGCATCATTCAAGACAGAGACCAAAACTGTAGCTGTAAAACCAGCTGCTGCAGAGGCCAAATCATCAAAAGGCCTATACAAGCAAGTGAGGGTTACCGGCCTGTCCGTGCAGGTTACAGCGGAAGGCTTGTGTGTTTCAAATGAAACGGAGACAGGAGTAAAAGACCTTCTCAAAGTGTGGAAGGTAGGCGGAACAGTAAAACTAAATTTGTTTGAGAGGGAAGGAGATGAGACCCCTTACTGTAGTGGTGACTTTATCATCTCAGAGCTTCGCAACACCGCCCCTGCAGGCGAGGATGCTTCATACAATGTGACTTTTGACAATAGTGGAGAGGTTGATATTGATGAGGATGTTTATCCAACAATAGTGGCTGCTTAGTATGAATACAGTTAAGATTAACAACAAGGAGTACCCATGTAGGGTTACATGTGGTGCTATGGTAAGGTTCAAAAGGCTTACAGGTAAAGATGTAAGCGAAATCAATCCTGGGGACATCAGTGATATGATGGCTCTCATGTACTGTAGCGTGGCCAGTGCCTGTGCCCATGACAAAATCCCGTTTGAGATGGAATTCTTGGACTTTGCAGATTCTATATCTCCAGATGATCTGAAGGCTTATACTTCTGCGAACACAACTGAGATGGATGAGTCTCAAAAAAAAAATACGAAGTAGCCCAAATTGAGAAATTGATGGGCATAGCAGTGGGGTGTGTAGGGATGAGCCTTGAGGACTTTGAACGGTGCACCCCTTTTGAATTTTACTCTATAACAGAGCAATGGGAACAAGAGAAAGAGAGAAGAATGCAAGATGATTGGGAAAGGGCAAGGTTCCAGGCAGCTGTAAGCATACAGCCTTATAGCAAGAAATCCATCAAACCAACAGATATCATAAAATTCCCCTGGGAACAACGCAAGAAGTCAACTGCCCAGCGTGGCAGCATTGGTAAAATGAAACAACTTGAGAAGTTGATGAAAGAGGAAGGGAAGCTATAACTTGGATTTAGGAGTTCCTGTCGGATTCTCCTTTGCGAACTTGAAAACATTCCGTAGGGCATAACAACATACCACAAAGTATGCTATTGCAATAAGACTCGTGTAAGGATATTCAGATAGTAAATCAAGTATTGCTTCTCCCATAACATTGCAAATGTACAAAAAAAATGGCAGAAACTGTAAAGTTTAACATACGGATTGATGATAACGGCACATTCAAGAAAATAGAAGTTGATGCCGAAGATGTGAAGAAGGCTATCCGTACCGTGAAGGAAGAGGCGGATAAATTGAACGCCAGCATTGTCAACTGGGCTCAGGCAGGGCAGGCAGCTGAACAGCTTGCCACTTCTGTGGGACAACTTTTTGAAGATATGAAATCTCTTAGTGATGAATACTCCCTTCAAGAAGTTGCGTCAGCCAAATTGTCCCAGGTAATGCGCAATATGATGGCAGCGACTGATGAGGAGATCAGGTCTGTGGAAGAACTTTGCGCAACCCAAGAAAAATTGGGGGTTGTTGAGGGAGATGTGCAAATTGCAGCAGCCCAAGAATTGGCAACATACCTTACATTGTCATCCAGCCTTAAGGCAATCATCCCTGTAATGAATGATATGATTGCCCAACAATTGGGTATTGGGGCAAGTGCTGAGAGTGCTACTCAGATTGCAACCATGCTGGGTAAGGTAATGGATGGACAAACCGAAGCTCTTAGCCGTTATGGTTACAAGTTCAGTGAGGCCCAGAAATATATTCTCCAGTACGGGGAAGAGGCTGAAAGAGCTGCTGTATTGACCGAGGTAATCAGTGAGTCTGTTGGAGGAATGAACCAGGCTTTAGCTCAGACTGATGCGGGTAGATTGGAACAAATCAACTTCAAACTTGGAGAGGTTAAGGAAAATCTTGGGGGAATTATACAAGGTGCAATGCCATTAGTTACGTTATTTGCAGAATTTACAATTGCTACATCTGGCGTAACACGTTTATATCTGTCATTCCGTTCCCTCTCTGCAGCCCTTGGATTGGCTTCAATCAAAAGTATGGCACTTGCAACTCACCAAAGGATTCTGGCAACGGCCCAATCTCTTTTAGGGGCAAGTGGCATTACTGCAGCGGCTGGGACAACGGCATTGAATGTTGCCGTAACAGCACTTTATGCAACCCTCACCATGGGTATAAGCCTGGTAATAACAGGGCTGATATCGCTGTTCGGTTCATTGTCAAATAAATCTAAAGATGCAGCTGAAGGTGTTGATATGGCTGCAGAGTCCGCTGATGCCTATAAACAGGCATCCCTGGCAATGAGAAGTGAACTGGCAATGGAGATTGTAAAGCTTGAGGAGTTGATAAAGAAAAAAGGCCAGGAAGCGGACAAAGTTAAGGAACTCAACAATAAATATGGGGATGTCTTTGGGGTATATAATACAGCCCAAGGCTGGTATGATACTCTTATTTCCAAGAGCGCAGACTACTGCAAGCAGCTTGGATTAGAGGCAAAGGCCCAGGTTCTGGCAAAACAATCTGGGGACAGGCAGATGCAGCTGGATGCTGTACGCCAGCAGATGAAGGAGTTGGAGAGCCAAGGGAAAGGGGAAGAGTATAAGGTAGAGACGACTAAAAGTCTCAAATATGGTTTTGTTACAAATGAAACAAAGACAGAATATGGGGAACTCAAGGACCAGGAGGCTGCACTTGTGGCAGAAGTGGCTGCCTTGGATCAGGAATTCAGGAATTGTATTACAGGGGCCAAAACCCTGGCTGATACAATAACTGGCGGCAATAATGCCAGTACAAAATCAGTGTCCTGGACCAATATGAGTTATTCACAACTTGGAAAGGCCATACGAGATCAGAAGGATACTGTTGAAGGGCTCATTGGTGTTGATGACATAAAAGCTAAAAGGGAAAATGCGTTGCTCAAGCAGATGGAGAAGCGTTATAATCTGCTTGGAAAGATATATGGTTTGGAGTCCAGTTCAAACTCCAAAAACAAGTATGATGGCTCAACCCTCATTAAAGAAGCATCTTCTTATAATGAGGTGAGCAATAACCTCAAGTATTACCAGGAACTCCTTGCCCAGGCCAATATGGCTGATCAGGAAAAGATCCAGACCATTTACAGAGAGATTATTGCCCTGCAGAATGCAAAAAAAGCATTTGAGGATTTGCAGGCTGAGGCTGAAAGACCGTCAGACTTGAATTCTCTTGAGAATATAGATAAAGAGATTGCATATCAGCAAGCCTTGAGAAAGAAGGCATCTGCTGAAAAGCTGAAAGAAATAGATGCGGAAATCAAAAGGTTAAACACCCTTAAATTAGCATTTGAAGGCTCTTTTAATCCTGAAAAAGGGTTGGAACAGATAACTACATTTGAACAATTGGATGTTGCCATTTCGTATTACAGTGAGGCATTGAATCAGGCAGGGGAAAAAGACAGGGAATCATTACAGAAGACCATCAACACCCTTGAAGAGATGAAACAGAAATGGGAGGAGACATTGGATCTTCTGAGACGTCCAGGGGAAATTTCCACCTTGAATACCGTTGAGGAGCTTGATGATGCCATAGATTACTACTCAACCATCCAGGGCAAGGCCTCTGCCCAGGAAATATCAGATATCCAGAGAACAATTGATGCTCTCCAGGAAAAGAGGGCATTACTTATGGGGATTTCCGCTATCCCGACAGAACAGGCCAATGTGGTGAAACTGGAAGGCCTGTCTGGTAAAAAACTCAAGATTGAGCTGGAAGCAATAGGACTGGATGGGATAAGACAAAAGATAAAATCTCTCCAGGAACTGCTCAATAATACCAAGATCCCACTAAACTCACAGCAGAGGCAGGAAGTAAGTTCTTTGATTGATGCCTACAGCGAATATGAGAAAACACTTATAAGGAGCAATGTCAGTGTGGCCCAAGGATGGGGATACATAAAAGGGATAGGCGGAAGCGTAAGATCATTGACAGAAGACCTTAAGGGAGATGGGACAGCTTGGGATAAGGTATGCAGTGCAATTGACAATATGATTGGCCTCACACAAAGTTTTGCAGGAATTGTGGAGATCATAAAGGCCCTTACAGGGGTTAGCCAAACCTATGCAGCAGCCAAACAGGCCGAGGGGGCAGCAGCATTGACAGCTGGAGCACAGGCTGTGGCAGGTGCAGGGATGGAGGTGGCAGCATCCGGGGCAGTGTCCACAGCAAGGGCAACTGAGACAACTGCTAATGTAGCGGCAGCAGCTTCAGGAGCTATGGCAGCACATTCCGCAATCCCATTTGTGGGAGTTGCCATAGGAGCAGCTTTTGTAGCCAGCATCCTGGCAATAATGTCATCACTGCCAAAATTTGCAAATGGATGTATTGCATACGGGCCTACTTTGGGCCTTTTTGGGGAGTATGCTGGAGCTGCCAACAACCCTGAGGTTGTTGCCCCCTTGAATAAGTTGAAGGCTTTAATTGGGGATTCTGGTGGTGATGGCAAGGTTGAGTTTGTAATATCAGGTAGAGTCCTTAAAGGATTCCTGGAGAAAGAAACAAGAAGATCATACAGAACAAATGGCTAAAGGTGTAAGATATAGCGGTGCATTTTTATCTAAAGGAGGGGTAAAATGGAAAATAGACCTCTTACAGGAGGGATATGGAAGTACTACTCCTGTAGAGATTTCTTTCCCTGCAGACTGTCCCCTGGAGATTGCCTATGAAGAGACAGATAAAATAAAACCTGTACAGAGTTCAAATGCAACACTAAAGATAATCAGTGATACAGACCGCCAGTTCCTGGATCTGTATTCTGTGGCTGTGGGAACTGTACTTATGAATGTTTACAGGGATGGGCTCCTGTATTGGAGTGGCACTCTTGATACAGAGTTGTACGAGGAGCCTTATGCTTACCTGGATGGGTATGAAGTTATGTTGACGTTTGCGGATTTTGCAGTTCTTGAAAGGTTCAGCTGGACAGCCACAGGGTTTATGAGCATTGACAGTATGCTGGCCAGATGCCTGAGCCTCTCAGGGATAACATACAAAGAAGTTGTAAAGTACATAAGTACAAAGAGAGACTACAGTTTTGTTCCAGGAGTGATATCATTAGTCAAAGAGAATCTGCTGCAAAGCAATTTCTATGATGAGGAAGGGGAAGCAATGTCCTGTATGAAGGTTCTTGAGGCGATTCTGCAGCCTTTTGCCTTAAGAATAATTCAAAAGGCTGGTAAGGTGATTGTCTATGATATAAATGCAGTCTTTTCTGGGGCCCCTAAGAAGACTGCTGTATGGGATGCTGAAGATTCACATTTATCATGTGATAAGGTATTCAACAATGTTCAGGTGACATTCTCCCCTTATGCAGATTCCAAGATGCTCTCCGGGGACGTGGAGGCTGATGAGAACTTGACTGATGATGCTGGAGGGGTACTTGTAAAGATGTCCTATGAAAAGAATAATTACGGTTTGGCAGCTGATATGGATGGTTTCAGAATACACCATTCAGCGGATCTGAAGAGTGAGCTCACTTTATCCAATGGAGCAAAATTCTTTCAAATAGCCCCATTCATTCTGGGAGCGAGGCAACTGGGGTAATAATGTCATTACGGGGCGGCCTTGGTTCAATCAAGTCAGATGGGGTTACATGGCAGATACTTAATGCTCCCAGGGATTGTGGGACACTGGCTGGTGGTAATATCAATACTGATACCATCATCAAATGCCCTCCTGTTTATCTTGGTTATACTTCCATCTCGAGGATGAAATATAAGCTCAAAATCAGCCTGGATTTTCTTTGGGATGTAAGATATAACCCATTTGAAGAAGCTGGTGACTATAATGAAAGTGGCTTATTCGGGAATATGAATGACTGGTGCAACTTCGCTTATGTGCCTATCAGGCTGACATTGCGTTCCCCTGAAGGGATAGCCTTATATCATTATGAAAACTACAAAGTAATGGAAAGCTCATCCTATGAGCATCCTGGGCATTATTGCCATTGGGTAGCCGGGGAAGGCAGCTGGGGACAGGCATATCTGTGCTATTATGATTGGTCTAATCGCAAGAGCAAAACCGGCCTTGGGGGCTGGGCAAAGAATAAGCAGATTATTGGATATTACAGAGGTAATTTGCCAGAGAGGTGGCAGACAATTGGGGATGGGGAGTTTATAGATCTTCCAATGTGTGGAGGATATCTGGAATTGGAAATTGGGGCTGGGATGCACCAATTTGACTATAAGAGAGAGGTTAAGGATATATTCAAATGGACCCGCTGGGTTGCATATAAGAATCCATCAATTACACTTTGCAAGAAAAACTATACAGAAGTTGAGACAAAGGATATTGTGGATTCCGCTTGGCTCAATAGGGCTGCCAAGGAAGAGCTGGATATAGATACTGTAGTGGGAGTTGCAACATCATCATTCGGGAGCCCAAATGCTAAAGGTCAAATCTTTGATGAAGATTATAACATCCTACAGGAGTTTGAGCGGGCTGGGGTAACAGACAGGCTTGAGAGATTATTGATAGGAACAATATATTCCCAATATGGGGGGAGAAAAACTATACTGTCGGGAACAGTAAAGCTACTGGATGATTTCTGCGTATTGGAGGACAATAATACAGCTGGGACATTCTTGTTGACCAAAGAAATTCAGAATTGCATTGATGATACCTCTGAGATTGCAATGTCTGAGATTGTAGAGGATAATTATGAGGGTATAGAGTATGAATAACTATAACGTAAAGACAACTACAAGGGTTGCTGCCACACGCAGTAAAAGACTCAAGGAGCTTGGAGTGCAGCCTGGCACATCCTCTGGAGTAACAGTTATTGCCCCAGACTCTGGGCAATCTCCAGAGGTGGGTGATGGCCATGTGCATACCAACCTTGAAGCTCTTGAGGCTATACGTATAGATGAGTTGTTCTACTTGTGGCTGCTCCAGAAAATTGAGGGAGAAGATGAGTCTAAACTGGAGAAGGTGAAAGCCGGTTTTGCTGATGAGGCTGAAAAAGCAAAAGATTCAGATAAATGGGGCGGAAAACTTTTTGCGGAATATATGGACCAGCCTGTAAGGAAGGCGGACATTGTGGAGTTCCTTGAGGTTATTGCAAAGGCTTTCAAAACCCCAGGATTCGCAACTGGTGATAATGGCAAAGGGGCAGCAATAAATGAAGATGGTTCAATAGAAGGAGACAAAATAACGGCCCGCAAGGAACTGGAGGCAAAAGGGCCTGCAAAGTTCTATAAGGATATACAAGTTAATGGAGCTGCCAAGTTTTTGGGGCGCCTCTCTTCAGAAGAGTTTGTTTCAGGATTCTTAGGCGGAAAAGGTTGGGCAATCCTAAAAAAGGAGATTCTCAATGCCCTTGGTGTACCAGAGACAAAGTATTCTGCTGAGTTTGATGAGCTGATTGTGAGAGGAACAATGAGGATATTTTCCCTTGTAGTTTCCCAGATGCTTGGAGAGAACGACAACAGGGTGTTCACCGGTATGCTTGAGGTGGATCATTATGATTCAGCTACAGGCAAGGTTTATTTGCGTACTCAAGACGGTAAACTTTATAATCCATTCCGCAAGGGCGATTATATAATGGTCCAGCAATATAATGGGTTACCATCAGAAGAAAATAACTATTATGTAACCAAGAGTTATGAACTGCTCATAACAGATGCTGGAGTTGGAGATATGGCAGATGGGGAGGAACGTCTGGACTGGGTTACCTTCTCTAATTTCACTGCCTCAAATGGGGCTACTGCAGTAGAACTAATTACTGCAGGTGACACTTTTGTGAGGGTGGACAATGCTTCGGATCCGGACAGGAAGGGTATCATCCAAATGATGACAGTAGGAACGGCCACTCCTTATATGGATATCATCTATGGTCTCAAGACGGATCCGGGTAATGCTCTCAAAGGACGCCTGGGGAATCTTAAGGGATTACAGCATCATCTGTTTGGGTGGCTACAGGGCTTTGGTGAGTTACTCCAGAACCTCTATGCGGTAGGTGATTTCCGTTTGCGCAGAACGGGTGAAAGTTTGGATGCGAAGATTGAGATGCTCAAGGGAGTATTTGCCACTGCATATCAGCGGGTCAATTATGATCTTACAGAGGAGGATAATTACCTAAAGAACGCAACTTTTACTGAGTCTTTAGATGGCTGGAGTTGTGCGAATGACTTCAAAATTATAACAGAAAATGGTGAACCTTTGCTGGTAAATGGTGAACTGCTCACCACCACAGGCAAGATTGCCAAGGTGGAGGAGTATGATGGGCGCAGGATGCTACACCTGGTTAACAGTTATGTAAGGCAGGCCAACGACTTCATCCGTAAGCCCGGTACCCATAAGGAATATATCAAGTCCACAGATGGCCTCCTGGCTGATGAGGCTGTTGATGTCCAGGACACCCTATATCTTACAGTGAAGTTCCTTGCCAGGACCTCCGGCACCTTGATTGTCGGGATGGAGGGGGCTGAGGATACAGTGGGGGCTCTACCTTTTACCCAGACTGCAATTACATCATCTTTTGATTGGCAGATCTTCCAGTGGAGTGGTACTTGGGATGGATTGGGCGATTTCCTTTTGCAATATACAGGAGATATGTATATCTCTTTGCTCTCGCTGACTGACAGACCTCTTGAAGAGTTCAAAAGGAGCGTTTCCACGAAGATAGAACAAACTGACAGCAATATTCGCCTTTTGGGTACCAATGTGAATAATCTGAAGGGTACTGTGACCCAGCTGGGAATTGATTTGGATGCAGCAGAGGAGCGTATCACCATTTATGCGAATAAGGTAAATTCTCTTGAGGGCACCACTACCCAACTTGGAGTGCGTTTGGATGCCGCTGAAAGCAGTATCGATATCTATGCAACCAAAGTAGACAATCTCTCCAGGACAGTAACCCAATTGGGAATTGATTTGGATGCA